CGTGTTGGATATGTTCTTCGGTATGGGCATCAAACCAATCCTCTCCATCGTAATAGGCAATAAATTTATTATCGTATATATCCACGATTAATACGTGCAACCCATCGGTGGGTAATTGTTTGCTTGGGTGTCTATATGCTTTCATTATTTTTGTATATTTGTGCTATCTATAAGCGGGGTTAGTGTAGTGGTAACACATTAATCTTCCAGATTAAAATCGGCGTTCGATTCGACCACCCCGCTCAACTTTTTTGGATAAGGTTTTTGTTTTAATTTGTATTCAATCATTAACTTTTTTTCCAATGGGTATATATATTTTCGCTTACCAGCCAACTTTCTTTTGATTTCTCCTTTGCCATGTCTTGAATGCATCCATTTGCCATTGACATAATACTCATATCCACTTGAATCCGATTCTTCAATAAAAATCCAATTAGTTGCTTGGTAAATTGTTCCATAATGGTCTTGTCCTTTATCTGAATATGATATTAACATTTTAACTGTTGGGCAATCTTTTTTAATTAATCTCATAGATATCCCCAATGCTTGTGATGTAATTTTTTGTTTCGAATTTAACGCAACCCTTCTTAATTCTAATAATTCACCATGTTTTAGGTTGAATTGTTTGTTTAATGATGGGGTTGCTGGATATCCGTACATAATAACACCACAAAATTCATTGTCATCATTAAATACCGAATAAGATACATTCACACTTGCAGGTATTCTTTTTGCGTAGTGATAATTCATACACGCAAATTTAACCGCCTTGTATGATGCTTTTTCTAATCTCATATTTCACCCGCAGAAACTGAAAAAAACGCTTTGGGATATTTTCGGTCAATCAATTCTTGAATATCAATTTCCGCTTGTTGCAACTGTTCGACACTTTCCAATGTAATTTTAATCATTGGTGGGTTGTTTTTTGATTCCTCGGTCAAATCATCAGGTTCAACAGAATCCAACATCAAGGGCAAATCCAAACCCCAATGGGCTAACTCTTCCACATTCCAATCGTTTGCCAATGCGTCCCAATCATGCTCACCAAATCCAACATTGTCTTTGATGGTAATGGCTTTCAATTTATCAATAGGCGTATCTTGGGGCAATATCTTGCATGGTACTTCCTTAATACCCAATTCCAAACACGCATTCAATCGCATATTCCCAGCAATAACAACCAATTCCCCATTATAATCCACGGCAATAACCTCACGTAATTCCAGCATCTCGGGGTCTTCCTTGATGGATTGTTTTAATTGCACAAATTTGTGGTCCTTAATAAACCTTGGGTTTTTGGGTAAGCCCTCAATTTGCCCCTTGTTGTTGCTCAACCGACTGATTGATACTATTTCTTTTCTCATATTGTTTTGCTTTTTCTTGTGCCTCTAACTTGGTTTCGTACAATCCATGGCGTACACCTTTAAACCACACCGCCCAATACCATCTATTATAATTATACGATCGGGTAACTATTGCTTTCTCTGCCATTAATAGGTATCGTAAATGTAGTTTAAATGGTTAATTATCTCTTGCCATGCGTTTGGGTTGCATGTGCATGGTCGGTACACTTTACGCTTTTGGAATATCCGTGAATACATTGCCGATATCACATCCAGTTCATCGGGTTGGATGGTTGTGGCGTTGCGTTCCCTAAATGCACTCCACCAATTATATTCGGTTTCACTCATACACAATGGTTGCCTCCGTGGGAATAGTGCGTTTAATTTAACCTTGCGTTCCTCGCATCCGCAATCCTCTGAATCTTTCCAAATTAATTTTTTTACTTTTTCTGTTATCGGTTTAATTAATGGCTTTTTTAAAAATATTTCTATATCATCTCCTAATCCTTGCGATGGGATTCCTCTGCCTCTACTGATTAAATCATTTACAACATCTTTGGGCAAACCCATACTTCTTGCAATATCACTTTGCCTCTCTCCTTTTACATGATATCTATCTAATATTTCAAGATATTGTTCTTTTGTATATTTCATTTGTGTCATAAGCCCTGTTTGAAATGCATGTAAATTATTTTCTTGTTGTGTAACCCATTCTAAATTACTCAATTCATTATTTGTCTTATTGCCATCTTTATGGTTGATAAATGTTTTGCCATCTATTTTCGGGATAAATGCATCTGCTAATAAACGATGCACATATAATGTATCACCATAACCACTTCCTTTATTGCCTGTTTTATATATACTTACTGATGGATATCCATTTTGTAAAGTTTGTTTTAATTTTTTTGGTATTGAGGGATTCCATCTACCACGAGTAGAAAATATATCCCCATTTTTGGCAATATAATACCCTTCGTAGTTTGGTATTTCTTTGACATCCATGCCATCAATTTTGACAATTGGAATATCCAGTTTAATCCCAGTCGATTCCGTTATCTTCTCTATCGTATCGCCCAAACCTTGCGATGGTTTCCTTTTCTGCTTTCTGTTCAATGTATTCATTGTATAACTCTATTGAATGATTTTTAATGTGTTGTTTTGCGTTTTTAAGGGTATTGTAAACCGATGTAACCGTGATGCCTGTACGTTTCTCTATTTGGCGTAGGCTATGCCCATAGACAAAATACAATTCCAAAATCATTTGGTCGTATTCGTGCATGGTGTCAATCACTTGTTTAATTCTACCCATCAATGCTTGGTACTTATATTCTGCCTCCTCTGGGGCATCTATGGGGTTAAATTGAGGTTGGTGGTCTATGGTTTTACTTTCTGCCCGATAAATATTTATAACCTCGGATTGAATGATTTTAAAAATGTAAAAGGTATTTACACCACCATTGGGGGATTCAATACGATTTAAATTCCCATCCCGTGTTTGAATTTCTGCCACCCGTAGGTACATCGTCTGCACAACATCGTCAATATCCCCATACCTTGCACCAAGATAATTTGCCATTTTTCGCCATTTGACATCCATGTGGGCTATGTGTTCCAATGTTAGCACCTTTTTACATTGGCAAAATAAACAATTTATTTTAATATATTTTTAAATTCTTCAATAACTTTAAATAATTCCATTGCCACTTGTGGTACAATTGCATTACCGTAGCCCTTTATTGATTCTGCTCTCCATTTAGAAAAGGTAATTCCGTCCAATTTGTTGGGAAGCCCATCATCTCCGCCACAAATCGGGGATTGAGTTGGGAATTGCTGCCACCTGCTACCGCAATACTTAATTCGTTTATCTTGTGTTGTTGGCTTGGACTGTTTTCTTTTTGTTTCGCATCCTGGCAAGTTGGTGTTGGCAACATCCCATTCATTAGTGCTTGTGGTAAACTCATTTGTAGATTGATTCCTTTCTGTTTCCACAATTCTTTTCTCAAGTGATATTTCTCTGGTGTCTGTGCCGCTTTGAAATCCCTTGCATTTGGTGTCGGTAGCATTCCCATGACTGCATAATTCTCCAAATACATCGCTCTTTTCATTCCCCCATATTTCTCTTTTCTCTGCATCGTTTGTTCCTGGGTTGTTTCTCTGCTTTGTGCCATTGGTGTAGGCAATAAACCAGCATCTATCCCTGCGGTGCGGTGCGTTTTTACTTGCAGCACCAATAATAAACGTTTGAACTTCGTACCCTTCATTTTCCAAGTCAACGCACACCTGCTCGAATACCAATCCCCCATCAATATTAGTGATACCAAAGACATTTTCTGCGATGACGAATTGGGGTTTAATCTCTTGTATTGCTCTAAGCATTTCGTGCCACAAGTAGCGTTCATCATCTGTGCCTTTTCTTTTTCCAGCGGTGCTGAACGGTTGGCATGGGAATCCTCCTGTGAGAATATCAATTGTGTTTGCATATTTTTTAAAATCTGTTTTTGTTATATCTGTATGTGAATCTGCATTAGGGAAATGGTATTCTAATACCTTGCGTGGAAATTCCATCCATTCGCAATGGAATACGTTTTCCCATCCCATCCATTCGGCTGCTAAATCAAATCCTCCGATCCCGCTGAATAAACTTCCGTGCCTCATTTCAAATATTCGGTTATGGTTGTAATAAATTCCTCAAAAGATTTCACGATGGAATACTTGTACCCAAATTGCTCTGCCTTGGTTTGAAATAACTTTTGGTTTTCGTTTTGTCTGCCCTTATCGGTCTTTAACTCAATCCATAATCCATGGTATTGAT